GTTTGGCCACAAGACGATCCAAGCTATGACAAAGTGTTATCTACTGCCATAAAAGCACTCGCTTCTTCTGGATCAGGAAACCCTGAAATTGGAAGCGTCGAGTTTTTTCGGGAAGTAGTCGAAACAGATGAGAGGGTAGAAGAAGCACTGGTAAACAATAGGATGAGGTTGGCAGAGTTAAACCAAGAAATTGACGCTCTTAAAATTGACGAAAACGGGGATCTTGAACTAGACGAACATGGACAAGCCAAGACTCCGCCCAATAGCATTGAATTCGATCGAATGCTGACACGCGAAAGCTCTGGTTGGGTTAGCGGTGTCGCGTGATGGATGGCTGCTTCCGCCATGGTGGCAGCCCGCTACCTGTGGCCGACCAAACCCCAGGAGGATGCCAGTGATTGGACCGTATCGGCGGAGGGAGAGGCTACTGCTATACCCTGCCTATGTTCAGGATTATCTGGACAGGGTTACAGCGGCTGATGTTGAAGCAGGCAATACGTCTGGGCTGGAGATGGGTGTAACTGATCTCGCATCGACATTCCTGCAAGATTTGGTTTCAATCTCTTATCTGGGTATCTCCAATAACGTGATCAGCCAGGCGGCCAGTGTCATCAAGGCATCGTGCACCATGGCTGGAGCACGGACGCGGGCTGGGGCGTTGGTGCCAGTGGTGGGGCCTGCGCCTACAGAGTTCGGTACGGCCGGCGGGTGGAATTACAACCGGAAGACTGGGACAGCGGGGAATGGAACAAATAACTATTTGAATAGCAATCGAAACAACAACGCTGATCCGCAGAACAATCAGCACATAAGCGTCTATGCGACCACACCGACTACAGCAGCTTCAAACAAGTATCCTTTTTACATTGGAGCTGGTTACAACCAAGCCGGTTCAACGCATATTGGTAGATTCGGATCAAGTGGAAACCTGTTCGCTAGAAACAGATCGGCTGATTTTGTTCAGTATGGGAGCGGATCTTCGACTGGGTTAATTGCATTGGCAAGAAGCACATCATCCTCCTACATTCAAAGAAATGGGGGGATTAATAGTTCAATAACGCAGGCGTCTACCGCTTCATTCAACGGAAACATTTTTGTATTTTGGTCAAATGGTGCAACGTCAACGGACTATTCCAGCGCCCGCATCGCCTTCTACTCTATCGGCGAATCCCTAGACCTTGCCCTCCTCGACGCCCGCGTAACCACGCTGATCAACGCCCTGTCCGCCGCCATTCCCTAACGCCTCACCCTCCCCAGGCATCGACAACCAAATGGTTAGGCTATAATCGCCATGTCTCCACCTAGCGGTTAGCCATGAGTCTACGGGATGTTGTCGCCATGGCAGCGTTTATGACGGTACTGCACCTGGCCCTGTTCCCGCTGGCGTACTGGGTGGTAACTAAGCCCGAGGCGCTGCGTCGCTGGATGCGCGGGAGGTTGGAGCCGTGAGCGGAGAGCAGCAACCATGAAACCCCAATGATAAAGAAAGCTCAATTAAGCAATGTCTGATTTGATACCATGCCCCCCAATACCCAAACTATTGCCGCCTACAGCCCTTGGAGTAACGCAATACTTGCATTCCAAGTACCCGGCACCACACTAACTATAAACACAGATACCGGTAACTATAACTACAACGAAGAGACAGTTGAATACATAGCCCATCTTGCTATTCAACCACCAAACTGGAAGTCATCTACAGGTACTGACCAAACCACTTACAACGTATCCGGGCGACTACTTTCCCCGAGCACGCTAGACCCACGCATCATAAACGGATCTCAAGCACTAGCCACCCTCAACGGTATAGAAGGGCGTTTTGAGCTTGTATTTGACCTTAGCATGCACGCAGCTTCACGCCCAGACCTTAAGCAACTCATATCCGGCATATTCCGAGTAACCGGAGGTGGCTAATGATAGCCAACACCCGTTCAATCGCTGATGATTTTGAAGCGGCCCAAACAAAAACCACAGTCGAACTCGGGGAATGGTTTAATGAAAGATGTCGTCAAGAAATCGAATCCCCTGAATGGGCTTACCCAAGTAACCCGAAAATCCGAGATATTGTCTCTACAGGAAAGTTACGAGACAGCGCGGTACTACGCCTATTACCTACAGGAGGGTTTGAGATAACTTGGGAAGTTGACTACTCCACTGAAGTCCATGAAGGCGGAACTTCCCCCGAGGGCGTTCGTTTCCCCGGACGGCCCTGGACCCGAGACCCTATCGCGGAACTTCCCGCCATGTACGCTCAGTTATTAGCTAAAAATCTAAAAGCTCAGAAATCCTTATGACGCTACCCACCAGCACTTACGTGCCCGAACCCTCTGACATACGCTACCCGATAGAGAGAGTTGTGTTAGAATATTTTTTAACAGACAACATCACGCTTAAACCTGACAGCCAGTGGCCAGGCTACTACACGCTAAAAACTGGGCAGAAAATACCATGTATTTTTGCTGAAGGCAAAGATCAAGTACCGTCGTCCTGGAAACCTTCCGGCATTCAATGTATTATCGAGGAAGTCCCCGAACAAAGCGTTACCCCAGGTATAGGTCAGATAATTCTAGTATCTACCTGGAAAGTCATCTTCACCAATTACGGATTCGACGACACCACTAGACAAACAGTGACCCTTAAAGAAGTCCAATCCCGTATGGCAAGGCTTTTTCCCACAGCTAACCTTCGGTATAACTCCGGGTCTGACGTGGCCCTGGAAGCTCTGACCGTCCGTTTTCGCGGCACTTCCCTCAACTCGATCCTCCGCCCTTTCTAAAGGTTTAAGCCATGCCATTCACCTACGCCGTGGGCCAGAGCTTTCACAATGCAAATGAAACTATTGTTCGGTGTGTTGCTCTACCACCGGGTGCCCGTTATTTCGGTACTCGTAACAGTGCCGGCTTTGTAACCCTACCTACCTTGGATACTGGTGTCTCTTATACAGAGATTCAGGGGATCCAGAACCTCAACTGGTCAAACTCCGATAAAGACCAAAAATTCCGCCTGATCGGCGACGGTGGGTGGGAAGACAGCCGAAAGACCGGTGCTAGCTGGCAAGCCTCCATCACATCCTTCCTTATGAAGGCCATGGAGTTCTCCACAGGTTCTAATGTCCCATCCTTCCGTGGTGCCTACGAAGAAGGCTACCGAATTATCGAACTAGCCTCTCAGACAGCCGACAGTGAAATCTACCTGGAGATCTTGCAAGATCTCGGCCAAGCCAATGGTACTACCGGAAACTACATCTACAGCTTTACTGGGGTTAATTGTTCTGTCCAGAACCTCAAACCAGGGGTAGATCCGCAGAACCTAACAAACCTTGCATACGACCTTATTGGTCGAGGCGAAGTCATCAGCGGTCTTTACGATGCAGGCTCTACACCGTTGAGCTACGGGTCGCTGCAGACCGGCTTGCTGCAGACATTTAACGCCACTTTGTCAACCGGCACTCGTAGGTACGCTCCGGTCCCTGCCGACAATGCCACGGCCATTGTGGTCTCAGCTCCGCTGACGGTGACGTTCACCTCCAACGGCACCCTGGCCCTGGCTCACACCAGCCTGGGGCAGGCCGATGGATCCGGGTTCCGCCTGGAGTTGGCCTCGACCGGTGTCCAGATCCCAGCCACCGTGGCCTTCAACTCCACCACGGCAGTGGCCACCATCACGCCCACGGCGTCCCTGCCTGCAGCTACCAACTTCAAATTCACCGTGCGCGACGGCGCCGTGACCCAGGCTGTAGACAGCAGCGGTGTCGCCAGTGCTACCGGCACCAGGCGGGCCTTGGGTGGGTTTTCAACCAGCTTCCGCACCGCTTGATCGAGGCGGCCCTGCCGCCTCTCCGCCCCCGACCTCGGGGGTCTTCTTTTGCTCTGTCTCCTACTAATGCCAAAAGAAGTCGATTTATTACTAGATCCGATCTGCACGATCTTTGCAGCTAACTGTGAGATCCTCCCCGAGGCCGTCAAGGTCGGAGCTATCTACCTGGAACCTCATTGTGTGGACCAGACTGTACACCTATCCTCTGAAGATGCTACTGTGGTAGTCGATCTACCCCTCGAATGGCTCAACTGCCGGAACGCCTTGGTCGCCTGGTCGGTTGAGCTTCCCTATCATCATGCTTAACTTCAACAAAGGGTTGCTGTTTCCGGCTAACGCCTATCATGAAATCGGCCCTTTCAGGTTCCCTATTCATAATGATTTAACTCCAGCAGAAGCTACTAAGATTGTAGCTATTGAAAAAGAATACTCCAAGGGTAGCTACGATTCTATGCGATTAGCTAAGAAAATCGCAAAAGCCCGCAATATTAGTAATCAGGAAGCGGTCGATCTATTACAGAACCTCAATACTGCGGACGACAGCAGTATTGTTTTTGATTACATTGACGAAATCGAAGAGCTTAATAACTCACAGGAAAACACGACTGCTAAGCTACAAGCCTATGCTTTAATGCTACTCCAATACCGGGGAGAAGTCAAACATCCAGACACTGCCGAATGGGAATCAACAGACAAGTGGGAATTGGAGGATACAAATATTATCCCAATCAAAGTTCTTACTAGCATGCTGGAATTTGTACTATGGGAGCGTGATGGCTGGCCTAAATCCGAAGGTACTGAGGGAAACGAAAAAATAACGAAAACCCGCGCACAGCCGAAGGCGACCTCGACATAGACGCCGTCCTGCGTTCTTACGAGAAACTCTGGAGTGAGCCAGAGTTCGACTGGGGGGAGATATACATCCGCTTCCGCAATTCCTGCTTAGCGGATGATTTCCCTGCGCACCGTTTTATCAGAACCCCGATAAAGCTTATTGAAGCTTTGATGAAGAAATTAGATGAGATAGAACATCGAGAAGCTAACATAGCAGCGGCTACCACGGCACAGCTAGCTAGTATCGTTCATTTTATAGGCATGCGAAGCATTAACCCTGCAGCTAAGACAGAGTTTAAGCACCCTAATATATTCCTACCTTTCCCAGATGCCATTAGTTCTTCCGGGGTATCTGCAGAAGAAAGTAAACTCCAGATAACCGAGAAGACCAAACATGTGTTAAACCGCCTAGTGCAAGAGCGTCGCATCCCAGTACATGTGTATATGAGGATGAGCCGCCCCCCGAGCCCGTCTGGGCCCCCGCGATAAACTCGTTTATGAGGTCTACCGACAAAAGCCGTGGCTGATTATACAATTAGAATCGAGAGTGAATCCAGCGCAACGCATAAGGATATTGATAGTATAGATAGAAAGTTAAAAAATTTACAAACCCCGATTAAAGTTAATATTCAGTTTCCGAGTTTAAGCGAAACAGTCAAGGGTATCCAAGATGTAGGTAAAGCTCTACAAATAACCTACGGCATCGCCAGGAACGTAGTTCCGGCTCTGATGGATATTGAATCCATTGGAATCTCTCTAGGGAACACTTTTAAAACAACTGCAAAAGCCGCACTTTTGCTTAGTCAGGCTACTCCAGGCAAAACCTTAGCAGTTAGTCTCCAAGGAGCATTATTAGCATCTGACACTCTTATTAGTAGTCTAGCTCGCCTAGGCTTTACTATATTCGGTATTACTCAAAGTGTCAACATATTAAAATCCGCTTACGGTGGAATGTTTGCGGAAACCATAGGTAGAGAAGTCAGACTGCAGCAAGTAATGCTGCAAACTCAGACTACCATAGCCGCTACAAATAAGGTTCTTCAAAATGGGGTTGAGTTAACTAACCCACTAGATAGCGTGCTTGCGCTTAAAGGGCCTATTCAAAAAGCTATTGAAGATAGTCGTAGAGAATCACTAAACATAGCAGGGACCACCTCTGAAGCAATTATTCAAGTATTCGGCACAGTATCTAGCCAGATTGGTCAGGTAGGCGGTTCAATCGAAGATGCTAAAAAACTCGCCCTTAGCTTCAGCGCAGCTCTAGGGACTATTGGCATGAGTGATCCTGGACTAGCAGTCCAAGAAGTCGGTTCGATGCTCCGTGGGGACATTGACAACAACTCAATTCTGGCCCGTTCTCTAGGAATTACAAACAAAGACATCCAAAAAGCGAAGCAGACAGGGGATTTAGTAGAGTTTATTACAAAGAAACTAGCGGCGTTCACCGCCGGCCAAAAGATTCAAGCGCAGGGCTTTGCTGGGATCACCTCCAACATCCAAGAAATCCAGCAGGAAATGGGCCGCGCACTCGGGGCACCCATGTTGCAGCCCTTGCTCGATGGACTGGGGGAGGTCTACCGGCGCATGTCTCTGGTTGTCAAACCGACTATGCAGAT